AGCGAAGCTATCGCTTACATCAAAATCATTTTTCATAAGGTTTATTTATTTATTAAAAAATCGTACTCTTCTTGTACATTGAAACTAGGACAAGCCTTGAAAGCAAATTCATTATGTCCGTGTAGCGTGGCTATAGGGTACATCTCCAATAGTGCAGACAGTAGGTTGGTTAGTGCAGTGTCTTGTTCGGGAGTTCTTGTGTCTTTAGGATTCATATCCTTATCACACCCTCCTACATATACAACACCTATACTGCCTACATTATAGTTTATGGTATGTGCGCCTACCATTTGTACGCTACGACCTTCCTCTATCGTTCCGTCTAGCTTAACTATGTAATGGTAACCGTTGTTCCTCCATCCTCTGTTTTTGTGCCACCGAGTAATATCTTCTGCATCTACATCTCTACCTTCAGGAGTAGCGGTGCAATGTAAGATAATTTTTGTTATTTGCCTAACAGACTTGATAAGTTTCATTACTTCACTCTTTTAATTTCAGAAGTCCAGGAGGTGTAACATACTGCAATGCGTTGAGTATTATCCGGATATTCATCTATCATTGTTGGATCACTCATACATCTTTCGGTAAATTCAGGTCTTGTCTCCTTTAGGTTGGGAACTGGTATCGGCATTATTGTTAGTATTAGAATTAGAAAAAATAGGCTCATCCCAATAAAGGAAGAGCCAATCACTATTAGAATTTACATTTTTTTCTTTACTCATTCACTAACTTCCTGTAAGATAGTTCTGCTATAAAAGCCGTATAAATGGCGTATAATGGACTAACTCCTAAGTAAGCATACAAGAGTAGGCTACACCAAAAAGAAAGGCACAGAACGCACGTAAATGGCTTAAACGTCAATATATTTTCCATTAACCAACCGTAAGGTTCAAAGATAAATAGAAATGCAAACATTAATCCTACTGAGGATACTAATATCCAATCGTTATAAATCTCAATCATAAGTATATAGTTGTTCTTGTTACCGTATCAAGTACGTGATAATGTTCTGCCCAATCGTCATTTTCTTTACACTCTTCTACATATTCTTTAGCATCTTCTAAAGTGTCGTAGTGGCCTTCAACATCGTTCATTCCACCGCTTGGGTAGAAGTTATTGAATCTAAATAGAATATATCTTTTCATAATCGTTCACTTATATTATCATCTTTAACATACTTCACTAAACGTGTTAGCCTTTCACCATTTTCTATACACACTACCTTGCCTTTTATACGATGTCCGTATTTATCTTTCCATTTCAATCCTACAATTTTATTAGTCATTGTAGAATAAATCATCGTTATAATTAGGTTAGCCGCTGAACCTCCTTCTTTATAGTAGTGCAGGAATTTTTCACACACTCGCATTACAGCCTCATCAATTAAGGCTTGTTTAAGCTCCTTATCACCATTGGTAATAAATGCAGAACCGGATATCTCTATTGCTCTTTGGTAGATAAACGCACCTAGTGGTTCAGTAATCCTACCTTGATTTAAAGACAACACAGCTTCCTCTTCTATATGCTCTTTATTATACCGAGTATTTCTCTTCAACCTTATCGAGTATTGACACTATTATATGTATGTAGTCACCCAATTCTGAAGGCGTGATGTTGAGTTCAAATCCCAACCGAACCAAAGTGACGGGTATATCGTGCCGTACCAGTTTATCGACTGCTTCGTGTATATCGAGGATGAAATTCGCCTCATCGTCAGTAATTTGTTCGTATTGGTCATTAAGGTTCATTTCAGTAGCTTGATCTTAGGTTGTCTGCTTTAACTGGGTCTATTTCAGCAATACGCTCTATAAGTTCTTTTTCTTTCCTGTAGGCTTCTTGTATCTCTTCTACCGTAGAATCTATACCTATATTGGTAAATAAAACTGCCATCTCCTCAAGAAGAATATCTACTTTAGACCTAATTAATTTACAAGTGTGGTAATTTCTATTGCTCTCCATTATTTATTCCGTAGCATTTAACTTTAACCAAGAACGTATCTTTCGGAAGTTCTTTGTCAATTTTAATATCAAGCCTTTTGTAGTACTTGTTACCATCGTCTTTAACCATACCCTTATCAACGAGAGTATCAGAAAGAAATTTTGAAACGAGAATAACATTATCAACATCGTGCCTAGAATTGTACCTAATACTAATCTCGTAAGAATCAAAAGAAAAGTGATCGTACCTCTCCAACTCTTCTTTACAACATTTGCTATATTCATCTTTGTGTTTTTTTCTTATTGCCCAATGCTTCCCTGCGTAGTATGCATTTAGGGAAGGCGGTTTAGGCAGGTTTAATTCTATTTCAATCGTATCGTTTAGCATCTTTTATATGTAAGTATCCCACCTCCTTATCGATAAACTGTCGATTAGAAAAGTGGGATGTTTTAGGCATACCTCTTGTCTCCCAGGAGATAGGCTCTCCGTGGTGTAGGTTAAAGCCAAATACACCTTGTGGTGTTTGACAAATGTATACAGGTTGAGTGTTATGCACTTTAGCCCTTAGAAGTAGAGCTTCATACTTAGGCTTTTCTATTAACAACTCATCGTAGTGCTTATTGCGACACTTCAGTTCTATATCGTAGTCGAACCATTCGCTGTAGCAGTCGTATTGTGAATTGCTAAATTCAGACCATTCTAAGTCCGGATAGAAATTATCTTTTAGGTAATTAAATAGATCACTCTCGTTCTTCTTCCAGCTCATATTGGCGTTGTATGGCAATCTTTAGTAGAATGAGGTATCCTATTAAATCTTGGACGGTATCTTCGGTAGCATCGGTTATCCCTTTTGATTTGATACGCATTAACTTATCGTCTATACGAGCGCATAGACTATCTACTGCATTTCCTTTAGAGAAGATACCTACGGGGTTAAGGGCTGAGTCCCCGTAAGCAGCGTTCTTCTCCAAAAGCAGGTCTGTTACTTCCTGCGATGTCTTTATAATTAAGTCTTTAGTACTATTCATATACCTCTAATATAGTAATTTATTGTGACAGTTCCACCTCAAATTTATAAACCTTTTGCACACCTTTAGTTTCTATAACCATCCTTCCGTTGGAAGGGTTTAGGAATATGTAGTTCTCAGAATTTCCGGTATAGTCCGTTATGTCCACTTTAAATTCTTTTCCGTTAATAGACATCTTATTCCAATCTATCACTTCCACCTCTTTAGCGGAGGGGATGTTAAACTTTAGGTAGGCACGGATCATCTCGCACCAACTCTTTCTATAGGCTTCTGACCAACTTTTCATATTATAACAAAGGTTTAATTTTTTCTGCTATTGCTTGTACCACATCTACGGTTACTGCGTTACCGCATTGCTTATAGCGTTGGGTGTTGCTCATCTTCTTTACTTCCCCATCATAGTTACCGTACTCGGTATGGTTATCGGGGAAGCCTTGTAGCCTCTCGCACTCTATAGGGGTTAGTCTTCTTATGCGGTAGCCGTCAAACATTCTCAATGTGTTATGATGAGGCTCAGTTAATGTTGGGGACTCATCCCTTGCAGAACGATTGTATAAGTCTAAAGCTTTGGGGTTGCCTTCTACTAATTCATTATTCTCTATAGTTTCATTTAATGCTTTACTTGAGTAGTTAGGTTGTTTGATAAACTGGTCAGTATTACCACCACTACCACTTGATGAGTGTATAGTACCTGCCTCATCTTTTAGGTGTCTATCCGTTACCTTGCCTTTAGCATCTCTTGTGTATCCTATTATTTTAGGCTCTACTACTGCTTCTTTAGGGGTTGCGCTTTTTACTTTTATTTCTTGTGGAGGCTGTTGACTTTCACTAATGTACGCTCCGTTTGCATCGTTTCCGTATCTTGCACAGATGGTATTTGCTCGTAAGTTGTGTCCCTTAATCCTATTATTCTTTTTTGACTCGCTTCCGATAGGAAAAACTCCTCGCCAATTTCGTTTGGTTTTTGTAGAATATCCGACAAGGTATAATCGCTCTCTATTTTGGGGTAGAAACCACGATGTATTAAGCAGTTGCCATTCAAGTCTATAGCCCCCAATGTTGGCAAACGCTTGGAGGATTGCCGCAAAATCTTCGCCAGAGTTTGAGGAGAAAGTTCCTTTAACATTTTCCCAAATAAATACTCCTGGTCTGCATTCGCTGATAAGGCGTATTGCTTCAAGGATAAGGCTTGATCGTTCTCCTGACATACCTTCACGCTTTCCAGCAAGGCTGAAATCTTGGCAAGGACTTCCAAAGGTGATAAGGTCAATTCTTGGTAATTCGTTTCCTCTAATATCGACAACTGATCCGACATACTTACTATTTTTAAATTGTTGTTTATATACTGCTATTGCGTGTTTATCTATCTCGCTGAAATAACTATTCACTTTATACCCTGCTCTTTCAAATCCAAGGTGAAAGCCTCCTATTCCGGAGAATAAATCTAATTGATTAATTGTTTTTCTTCTTCCCATATCTTAAAATTCTAATTCTTCTTGTTTAGGTGTAGGTAGTTCTAAAGGTTCAGGTTCGTAGTTAGGGTCTTTATAAGCATATACCTTATTGTCTAACTCATCCAACTCGTAGTATCTATTCTTTATCTTATCGTAATACATAGTCACTACTCCTAGCTTACCTACAATTTTAGGTTTAGCTTTCACCACAGTAATCTCTACTTGATTAGGCTCGTAAGGTACGCCATTTGAGTCTTCCAATCCAAACGGACAACGCCATATATTTATAACCATCATACCCTTTCTAGACCATTGCATACCTCCGGCTATATCATTCATAGTAGGCTTGTCTATATATGCTATACCATTCTTATACTTAGGTTGTTGGTGTTTAGTATGTACGGTAAGTAGTGTATGGTAGTTGTTATCTGCACTATGTTTACGGATACGAGTAAGCACCTGGCCTATAGCTATATCGTCTCGTACACCTTGAGATACATCGGTCTTTATTTCAGTAAAGGGATCAATTAAACAACCTTGCACTTTTATCCCAAAATCCTCTTCGATGTTCGTTACACAGCTATAGAAACCTTCTACGGTTAGGTCTTGAAGACCGCTATCTATGATATAGAAATGCTCGTTTATAAAGTCTATAGCTTTGTTAGATTGCTCTTGAGTAGCCATTAACTTATCGTTGATTAAGAATGGCTTACGAAGGTATACCCAAAGCAGTTCAGCAAACACTTCTGTGGGTGAGCCAGTCTCCGGAGAGTATACTGCCCACTTCCATCCGCTATACTCGGAGAGGTTCATCATCACCTCAAAGGCGAATTGGGATTTACCTTGATGCGCTCCTGCGTATATATAGGTAGTACTACCTAGCTTCATTGAGTACTTGTCGAATAATGAACCGAATCCAGTCCAAGCACCTTTGCTTACTCCGTTCTCACGAAGTTCTGTTAGAGAATCTTTTAACTCCTCAGCCCTATAGATAAAATTTCTCGTTGTCATATTTTAGTATTTAAATCCATAAATGCATCAAACATATCGTTATCAGTATAACCAAACCATTTTTCAGCATTTTCCGGAGTGTCGTTCTTTTTCATCCACTTATTAAAATCGATAGCTATTAATCTTATTTCATTATTTGAGTAGGTTTTTTTACTGTTATATGGATGTCTGTAAACAGCATCTTTAACCTGTCTTAATTCATTCAAACTTCTCTTTTTCATATTTTAGTATTTGAATTGCTCTGCCCATATCGGAGTTTTATCTCCAATGTAAGCGTTAAAGGTATTGTATTCTAAGTATTCGATAGCCTCTTCTTCGCTCATTTCTTTGCTCAAGATATCTATACATATATTCCGGGAATAAACTACTTTCCAAAGATTAGGATCAAAGCCTATGATAGCCTCATCAAAACCATCTGCAAATACAATGTCATCTGTATCTGAATATAAATCAATTATCGTTTGCTTCATCTTCTTTATAATAAAATGATCTACTAATTTCTTCTCTTTTATACACTTCTGCAATCTTTACATCGCTGATGCTATTTGCAGTTAATCCTTGGTGTACCATAAGTTGCATCATAAAGCCTACATCACTATTCATCTGTTCTATAGATTCAGCTCTAGAAACGAATT